AGACAGTGGGAACTATCATACCGTTTAGGTATGAGACCTTGGATCTGTGTTGCTTACTCAGCTCCAGTATCTGCAGCATTTGCTGTGTTCTTAGTGTATCCTTTCGGTCAAGGTTCATTCTCTGATGGAATGCCACTAGGTATCTCAGGTACGTTCAACTTCATGTTCGTGTTCCAAGCAGAACACAACATACTAATGCATCCTTTCCACATGGCTGGTGTTGCAGGTATGTTCGGTGGTAGTCTCTTCAGTGCAATGCACGGTTCTTTAGTTACATCATCCTTAATCAAGGAAACTACAGAAACAGAGAGTCAAAACTACGGCTACAAGTTTGGACAAGAAGAAGAAACATACAACATCGTGGCCGCTCATGGTTACTTTGGTCGTCTTATCTTCCAGTATGCTTCTTTCAACAACTCTCGTTCACTTCACTTCTTCTTAGCAGTATTTCCTGTTGTATGTGTATGGTTAACCTCTATGGGTATCTGTACAATGGCATTCAACCTTAACGGTTTCAACTTCAACCAATCAGTTGTAGATGTAAACGGAAAAGTAATCCCTACATGGGGAGATGTCCTAAACAGAGCTAACTTAGGAATGGAAGTAATGCATGAGAGAAATGCTCACAACTTCCCACTTGACCTTGCATCAGCAGAGTCAACAACAGTTGCTTTAACCGCACCTTCAATCGGTTAATAAATAGATTTGAGACTTCTTTCGTGCGGTCTCTACAATCGGAACTTACAAGGCCCCTTTACAGGGGTCTTTTTTTGTGTTATATTAACAAAACAAAGATTTTTTTAAATATGAAAATTTTTCTTGACACAGCAGATGTAGACCTAATAGAACAATATTATGGCACTGGATTGATTGATGGTGTCACGACTAATCCGACTCTAATTAAAAAGAGTGGATACGACCCAGAGGAGGTTTATAGAAAGATTGCACTCATTGGTGTTGATGATATCAGCATGGAGATTGTGACAGATGACTCATATGAGTTTCTTAAGGAAGGTCGTAGACTCAAAGAGAAATTTGGTGAAATCACAACAATCAAAGTTCCTTGTACACCCGAAGGCCTAAAGGGTTGTAAACTCCTCTCAAAGGAGGGAATCCGAGTAAACGTGACTTTAATCTTTAGTGCCGCCCAAGCGGTCTTGGCGTCGAAGGCAGGCGCTGCCTACGTCTCGCCTTTCGTGGGTCGAGTTGACGATAATTCATTTGATGGTTTGGGTCTGATTAAAGAGATTGCGGACATCTATGAAAAACAGTCGAGACTATATAATTTTGTTGACACAGAGATTCTATCTGCATCGATAAGAAATGTAGGTAGTGTGAGTAAGTCTTTTGAATATGGTGCAGGCATTGTTACCATGCCTCCATCAGTATTTGAAAAGATGTATAATCATATTCTAACTGACAAAGGTTTAGATCTTTTTCAAAAAGATTGGGATGCAGTAAACGTACTAAAAATTTAAATGATTACACCAAGAGTAAAATTTGAAAAACAATTTGGTGAAGGCGTAGACCCTTGGCATGCAAAAGCAGAGAGGTGGGCAAAGAAACAAAAGTTTCCCATCTCTTTTCTTGCGTTAGGACTTATTGGGTATCTTAAAAAAGTATGGGTCAATGTTAAAGTTGAGAACACCATGAGAGGTGTTGATGCTGACATTGAAAAGATTCATGAACTTTGGGATGAGGAAGAAACTACACATAGAATGAATGTTATCGCACAAAACGGAAACGATGGATTACATTATTCACAAGAACCCTCTGAAGTGAATGGACTTGACAACTTTGAGATTCGTAATAATATGATCGAGGAGGATTAATGAAATTCACTTTATATTCCAAAGAGGGATGCTCTTATTGCGAAAAAGCAAAAAGACTTTTAGAATTAGCTAAAGTTGAGTATCGAGTTTATAAACTTGGTGTTGATTTTACTAAGGAACAATTCATTTCTGAATTTGGTTATGGGTCATCATTCCCAAGAATACTGGCGGATGACAAATTAATTGGTGGGTGTTTAGATACATTCAAATTCCTAGAGGAGAAAAACTTAGTTTAATGGAAGACATTTACACAATCGTAGATAAGGCAATTGACGTTGCATTTGAAGAACAAAAGTTTCATCTGAAGTTCTATGATTTTATGAAGTCCTGTAAAACAACAGGAGTAGGAGCAAAGGAGTTTAATCAAAGTTCAACTGCAAAAGAGTTGACTGATTTGGTTGATGACTTGAGTAAATACATCAAAGGTGGGAAAGATGGTGAACATCAAATTCTAAGAGAGGCCTACGGTCATCTTGGAAAACCAAAAGCAAGAAAGATTAAAGATTACTTTAATGTAATTTTGGAAGACGCTAAGAGATATGAAAAGGAAAGAAGAAGAGGGAGACGTAAAATTACAACTAAATAAATCAAGTACAAGAGGTAATGTGTTAACACTCGCTCTAACTCTCGGCACTTTAATATCAGTGCTTTTTCTCTTTGTTGGTGGTATAATAGGATGGTTATACAAACAACATCAACAAAGAAATGATATCTCTGAGATGCATCCTGAGATGTATGACCTCAAAGGTAACATTATTCCAGATGAAATCATTGCCTTTCGATTTGAAAACTTAAACTTTGATAGTGAAATTGACGACGAATTATGACTACAACACATCCCACGTTGGGAGAAAATAGATTACCAAGAAATCCTCTCTTAAGTGAGGTATTGGGATTAGTATCAAAACAGAAAACAAAAGCAAAGAAGATTCAAACACTTAAACAGTATGAATCTCTACACCTTAAATCCGTTTTGATTTGGAACTTTGATGAATCTGTGCAGTCGATGCTTCCAGATGGTGATGTTCCGTTTGTTAAAAACGAGGCACCTGCTGGAACCGAACATTTACATCTTGCATATGAATGGAAAAAGTTGTATAATTTTGTTAAAGGTGGGAATGATGCACTTCGACCTATGAAAAGAGAACAACTCTTTATGCAACTTCTAGAGGGTCTTCATCCAGATGAAGCAGAAATTATTTGTTTGGTGAAAGACAAAAATCTAAAGAAGAAATATAAGTTGACTCGTGCCATAGTTGAAGAGGCATTCCCCGATATACAATGGGGTAATCGAAGCTAGTATGGCTAAAACAAAAACCAGAGATGAAGTGATGTCTGAAGCATATTGGACACCAAAAGAAAAAGAAGATTTGAGTAGTAAATACTCAACAAGTCTTATCAAAGAGAACTGTAATCAAGAGGAACTCAAAGATAAGTCTCTACCTTCTGATGCTTACATCGTGACTTACAAAGTTGGCGATGTAATTCGTAATGACCTTGTAAGATGTCATGCTAAAGTTAACATATTTGATATGTACTACGATAAATTTGGAGCGGGTTCTATCGTGAGTATTGAATATGGGCCTGGAATCGTAAGTCCAAAGACATGGGGCATTCCAGCACCAAACAAACCAAAGAAGAGAGTCAGGAGAAACTCATGAGTGACGAACTTCGCAACCAAATTAATGACATTATTGAGGGAGAAATTCAACTTGGAATCAACGAATTTTTGGAAGAGAAACAAAGAAAAGAAAGTGATCAGGGATTGGGTTTTGTCACTTCAGAAGAAGCAAAGAAACTCAAAGTCAAAGTCTTCAAAGACGAAGTTGACAAAATCATGAAACAATATAAGAAAATCAAAAAGAAAGAGAAGTCAAATATATCTCAGGTCAAGAAATTAGGACTAGTCGATAAACATGGGAGGCCACTCAATGGATAGAGACAAACTAAAGGTCATGATTAAGGACTTGAAAAATGTTGTGAATGCGTTAGAATGTGAAATATACTCCGATGAGGAGGCATATAAACTAAATCTAAATTACGACGATATCGTCAATCACATTACAGATTATGATGAAGTATTTGAGGATGATGACGGGTAACAGTGATGACCCCCGTTACTCAGAAGAGAAGTTGTTACTAAGAGCAGCTTGCTTTCGATGCCTTACACACCACTTAGAAGAACACACAAGAGCCGTGTATGAGTTCGCTACCATATGGTGCGATGAACATGACAATGTAGGTGGGATTGAACAAGGCTTCCAAGATTATCTTAGGTCATATGCCGAGAGGGCTTTTTCCAAGAGTTAATCTAAATAATATTACAAAACGTTAAAACTTATGCCAACATACCCTGTTATTCATAAAGAAACTGGCGAGAAAAAAGAACTCTCTATGTCAATGGTGGCATATGATGAGTGGAGAAAAGACAATCCAGATTGGGACAAAGATTGGAATGCTGGAGTTGCTGGCCTCGGAGAGGTTGGTGAATGGAGAGACAAACTAATCACAAAGAA